TCCACGCAGTGCCATCAAGGCTGCCTTCTAGTACAATAGTACCACCTGCGCCGAACGTTCCAGATACCTGAACAGTAGCAAATCTGTTGCTACTATTTGTATAAATATCACCAGTATCGCCGTTTAACATAGTTGACCATGTTAATACAATATCTCGATTACTCTGTTTCTTCGTTGTTGCTACAATTACTGCCATTTTTAACTCCCTATTGTATCTACATTATATGAATGTGTATACATTGCATATCTTAATGCGTCTGGTAAATGTGAATGTAAGTGACTAGGTCTTTCATTAAGTAAGCCTATTTTATCATCCCATACATAATTATCTAATGCGTTTAGTAGTTCAGTACAGGACTTATCTATATATAACCTGTCATGTTCTATCATACTACTAACATACCCAACTCCATCCAATACTGACTTCTTAGCATTTACTGTTGTTATATCGTAATCGTATGCTAAATCATATCGTGTTTGTTGTGCTGCTGAATCAATATATATAAAGTCTATATCATACTCATCTATTAGTTCTTGCAATGCTTTAGCATAATCAGAAGTCGCTGCTTCCTTATGGTAATATTCGCCTAGTGCGTACCAGTCATGCCCGTCTGTTGCAAGGACAACGATTGCTGTTGGATCTCTGAAACCCATATCCATACCAGCTATTACATCTAATATTTCTAGTTTTGAGACATCAATATCAACAACGTTAGCTTTATTAATGTTCCAGATCTGACCTTGCATCGCAATGAAGTCGCCTTCATATTCTTGTGCAAACTCTGCTGTACTCATTGACTTTCTAGCGTCTTCTATATCTTCTGGGTTAGATCTTGGATTATCTGCGTATGTACTGTGTATAGACGCCCATTTAGGGTACTTGTCACTAAACCCGCGTTTGTAGAAATCATAGAACCAGTTCTTACCACGAGGAGTAGATATAAAGATACATTTACTATTTGGTTTATCTAGTGTTGGTCGTAGTTGAATGTTGAAAGCTTTTTCACCATCGTTGTTTAATGCACACTCATCGAATATGATTAAATCGTAGCTACGTCCTACTACACTATCCACTTGCGTAACAGAACCAACTCTTATAGTAGATTCATTAGCAAGCTCAATTATCTTGTCTTTAGCGTTACTTTTAGTAAGTTCAATATCAAACGTATTTATTAATTTACGTTGTATGTCCCAGCTTACAGCCGAAAGGCTGTAGTTTGGGGCTATAACCAGTATATTCATACCGGGAACTAAAGTAACTAAATGACCAATTATATTAGATATTAAACTCTTACCTGTACGTCTAGCTAGTACAGCGGTTACAAATCTATATCTTGGGTCTTGAATTGCGTTTATAAGTGCTATTTGTGGGGGTACTGGTGTAATTCCAAGTAGTTCTACGTATTTCTCAATAGGTAGTTTAATAAATCGTTCTTCTTGTGTAAACTCAGTTAGCTCCGTGCCACTAATGTCTTCCCTGCTTATATCCATATTTAGCCTTCATCATCCCCTGTTAAATTCTTAAGAAGGTTAGTATAATTCTGGCCAAATTCAGCTTTAATGTTATTTTGTACGTTAGTTTGATTTAGCACGGGGGTAGCTTTATTTTCTGCTTGTATCACTTTAACTTCGTCCATACGCATTTTATGCACCATGACAAGTAAATCAGCGATATCCTTAGTAGATGACATCTCAGCTTCCTCTAATTCTTCTAGTTTTTTCTCAATAATATCAGTCATTGCCTGCGCAATCTTACCGCGATTAAAGTACCCCTGCTCTAAAAATACAGTATCAATATACTTTTTAGCTTCGCGTTTATTTAAGTATTGAATTACTTTTTCACGAGGCATACGCAGTTGATTTGATGTAGCACCTATATCATTGGTCATCAAATAATTATTTACTACTACTAACACTTCTGGTGCAAGCTTAACTCCTTCTTCAGCACTTAATAAATCCGTACCCATTACATATTTCTCCTATTATTTTATTATTATATCAAAAAAATTGCTGTATGTCTAGCCTAAAAGTTAAAAATTTTACATATCTAAATTTATATTGTTACAAAGTTTCAAATATCGATCAAGCAACTAAAAAATAATACTTGACATTCTAGTTAAATGCGAGTATAATTACTTAAATAATTAGAGAAATAATATAAAAAGGAGAAGGTAATGGGTTTTAATTTAGTGGCATTTTTTGAAGAGTTAAACTTAATAATAAATAATACGGAGTATAGTGAAGCTGAAAGACTAGAAGCTATAGCAGCAGAAGTTACGTGGCAACAAAAATATGCTTTGCAATGTGGTCAGATATGAGTAAAATAACAGTAGCAGATCATGGATTTGAAAAGGGTGATATTCTTGAGGTTAAAGTACATAATAGCTTCTGGAAGGTTTTATGGCACTGGGTAGCAAGAAAGGATTTAAAGAGAAGTACTAAATATACAATAACAAATGTAACTAATACAGAGTTTACTATAGATTATGCTTAGCGCTTATTTTGTGCCATTAAAAGAAGACGTACCAGGTTATGGTGGACATATTATGTTTCTGCAGACTATGCATGGTAGAACAGATATATTTAGAGGTAGTACATATCCTGAAGCTAAACCTTCACAGTCTAGAATAGGTATGCTTGATATGGACGTTGATGAGAAATTAATAACTCAATGGTGTTACGCTCATTTTAAACCTTGTGCAAAACATCCTGCTATTTATAAAGTTAATTTAGAAACTATGCAACGAGAGCTATATATGGATGATTATATTGAAGATTTTGTAACTAAACACTATGATGAAATTGTGGAGAGATTAAATGCTTAAACAATTCTTAGGATTAAAAGGTAGCTGGAAATGGGCATGTAGACAAATGGCTGCTGGATATATTGTGAAGCCAAAAAATATTACAGGTGTTGTAAAATATAAAGTAGATACTGAAGGACAACGTAGAATATTATTTACCTTTAGTAAGGTAATATCAAAAAGTACAAAATGGGAAAATGCAATTATATTCTTATCAGATTTTGAAATAGAGTGGGAGTTAGTTGAGGGATTATGAAAATACTAAGTAAAGGAACAGATGGTGGGGATAAGTCAAACGTAGTAGGTTATTGGCTAGTAGAGATTAAACCATTATTCTCTATAGTACTATTACGATTTGGGAAGGGTTCGAGAGAGTGTTACCATAATCATGCGTTTCACGCATTAACATGGTTCCTTAAGGGCGAAGTAGATGAACATCACACGGATGGGAGAATAATAAATTGGAAACCTTCTCTAAAACCAAAAATAACTAAAAAGGACTGCTTCCACAAAGTATATGCGTTGGAAACGACTTGGGCTATTAGTTTTAGAGGACCTTGGGATAAAACGTGGAAAGAATATAATCCTACAACTGAGAAAGAAACTACATTAACAAATGGAAGGGTGGTAGTAAAATGAGTTATATGAGTCAAGATGAAATGAAAAAACTAGATAAGTTATTAACTTATAAAGATTGTATTAATGATACATTAAGTTGCTGGAGAGCCACAAGAATTAATGGTGCTTCTGCAAGTTTAGCTTGTGATGGTAATATTAGTATCCCATTATTAAAAGCATTTGATAAGGTAAGGGAATTATGAAACGTGAAAATATAATACTAACAGTGATAGTAATTATTATAGCATTATTTATATACAAGGTAGGGAAGAGTTATAATGACTTTCAAGTAAAGTTTAGTAAGGCAGAAATTATTAATGCTGAATATATACTTTTAGAACATGACTCAACACATAATTGCAAGACAGTTAGTATTAAAGGCATTATGAAAGATGGGATTATATCAAACAAAGAATATGATAAGTTTAAAAAAGATTGTAAACTTGCTCAAAGTCAAGAGATTAAGGGTAGGTTAAAATGGTAAGAACTAAAATAAGAATAATAGGTAATAAAAAATATTGTATATATTGTGCAGAACCTTCGAAGAGAGATTCAGATGGTTCACAACATAATAATGACTATATTGAGTTTGATGTTTGTAATTGTTATGGTGCTAAGAAGGCAGTGGACATTAAGCAGGAAATTGATGGTAGATGGATGGATATTGAGGATCTGCCTAAGATACATAAGTATAAACTTGATAAAATGCAATTTGATATAGAATTAAAAGAATTACGCGATAAGTGGGGCGTTGAAACACCTAAGAACCCATATGAGGGTGATGTTGAGTCTGCTCCAAATAAGAAGACAAGGATAAAATAATGGATCCAAAAATAAAGCACAGTGTAATTGCAATAGAGAAATTAACTTCACGCATTGAGTTTAGGGAGATTGATTTACAATTCAAAGAAAAAATTACATTAGATAATGAATATAAATTATTAGAATTTATTAAACCTTTTATTAAATCACAATACTATAATAGGTATAAGAATGCTTCTAGTTATATAGAATCTGTTATACATCTTCCATACGTGAGAAATGAAGTTATTAAAAACTTAGAAAATAGACTGGGCTGGGAAACTAAAGAGGTTACTCTATTACAAAAGAAAATTAAATTACATAATAAATTGCCTTGGTGGAAAAGATTGAAGAGGATTAAATAATGGAACACATTAAAGAAATAGTATTATTAACTGTAGCTAAAGTAGATATACTTAAAATTAAAGCGGATCACTATACTTGGAGT